CTAAGACGAGCGTACTACAAGGCAATGTGCAGCGTCAGTTTATATTTTTGAATGAAGTGAACGACTTTCCGTTTGTTACTTTTATACCGCGTGAAGAGGTTAGGACACATCGAGGAGACGGACGTAAGCTTGCTTCTCTTCAACTATCACTTCGTGCATACATCCATAATGGCAATCCTGGAGGCGAGTCAATTCGAGATGCCGAGAATATAGGAATACAAATAGAACAAGATATCATAGATCAATTTGCTGCGTCACACCGTGACCTTGAAGTAGAAGAGGCTCGTGTGTTAGCTTTTAGAACTGATGAAGGGTTGATGGCTCCTTATGGCATTGCAGATCTAGATATTGTTATAGTTTACGAGGTGAACGTATGAAAAAGACAAATAATACAACAGTTACTACAACCGTTGATGCGCTAAACCGCAGCTTAGAGGCTCCGCCTCTGGACCCGGTTGTGCTTGCGCTAGCTAACGATTACCTATCCGGTAAGGGCGTAAACGAAATAGCTGATGAGTATGGCATTTCAGAGGATCGTGTGACTGCTGTAATTGAAAAGAAAGAGGTGAAGAACTACATTGATTCAGTCTTCGCCACGCAAGGATATCTTAATCGAATTAAGCGCATCAATTTAATCAATTCAGTCATCGACCAAAAGATACAAGAAGCTGTGGAAACAGGCATCTACTCTAAAAAAGACCTTCTCGACTGGATGAAGCATCTACAAGAGGTGGAGACAAGCTTGAAGCCGAAGGCTTCTGGCCCTGCTGTAGCGGTACAGATTAATAACTATGACAAGCTGATGCGAGATTTGATGGAATGACGAACGATCCTACTGACGATTGGGATTGTGCTCCCCCTAGAGACGACAGAACAATGGAGTGGGTGAGGGCATATGTCAAACAGCATGTGCATAACGAATTGCATCGTGTGAGCTGGGACGAAAGACATAAAAAAATCAAAAGCGCTTCGCGCAAAGCAAATGAAAGCTGGGTGCCGCCCCGCGAGGAAAGATGATGTTTTCAAAAGCATGTAAAGCTCATCTAAGTAGTGTTAATGAATCAGGCCTACAACACGCATATCAAGCGATTGTAGTTGCTATTCGCTTACAGCTTGTAATTCCTGCTGTTATTATTCACGCTATTATCCCCGGCTTGTTTACTAACACTGCTACAAACGTAATGAAATCAATATTGGAGAAAAGACATGAGCAAACAACCAAGAGATGATGGAAACGATCCAATTCCCGTACTAGCCTTCAAGCAACATCGTGGATATCAAGTGCCTTTTACTACATCAGCTAACACATCACCACAGATATCAGACGCTACCCGTGTAGTGACTCTTTATTCTACGGTAAACGCATTTTTTGAAACTGGATCTGGAACTATTGAGGCTAACACCTCTAACTCACATTTTATACCTGCCCAAATTCCATACGACATTTCACTAGGCGCAGACAACGTTCCCGCACAAAACGATAAGTATATTTCAATTATTGCTACTACAGGTACAGGAGTGCTATATATAAGTGAGCGTGACTAATGATTACGCGCCTTAGACTCGCTCTATCACTGTCATCTATTAAAAGATTTTTTGGAGCAGATGCAGTTGTACCTACTCCTGATACAGATGATGGCGATATTACTGCTATTCTTACTCAGTCAGGTGAGTTTATCCAGACTCAGGCTCTTGACTTTCTAGTTCGTCAATTTGCAGGAAATGAAGATGTGTTCGGAATTCTTCTTCAAGCAGACGACCAACTATTATCTACAGAGTCAGACCAGTTTATACTACGTCAAGCAGCTCCTAGTCAAGACGGATTTGGCGTTGAGTTAGAAGACGGTTCTGGATTTATTCTAACTCAAAACTCAGAAGTTATAATTAGACAGCTTGCTGATAAGAACATTATAATTATGCAAGATGGATTTGAGTTACATACTCAACAGGGTGGAAAACTGTTTATAACTCAAGATTACTTAAATTTACAGAAGCGTAATAGTGATACAGAACTACGCGATTTTCTGTTAACTCAATCAGGCGAGGAAATGATCATTGGCTAATAAAAAGATTACTGAACTTAATAATTTACAAACTCCCGTAGCAAATACTCAGTTTGTAGCAGTTGATATTGAAAATGATGAAACCAAATCGGTTACTCTTGCCAATCTAATCTCTACTATTGATACTAATGAGAATCAAAATGTCGTGCAAATTCAATCGAATGTTGCCTCAATTGTTGATACTGATGGTCACACAGTAACTCTAAGCGCTAATTTAATTCCTTCAACAGATGGAGTGTATGACCTTGGTTCTGCCTCTAAAAAATGGAAAGATCTACATCTCACAGGGTCCTCAATTAAACTTGGTGGAATTACAATTTCTGATCTAGGCAATGAAGGAATTAACATTGCTGGTACATCTGGTGCTCAAGCTAATATTACAACTCCTGCTCTAGGTGGAGTGGCGAACGTTGCTCAAGAGTTATCAGGCCTTCAATCTAGACTTACTACTAATGTAGCTATTACTACCGCTGTAGAAGTTAGAAGAGTTGCTAACGTTACAGTAATGAATACCGAAGATACAGCTTTACAGTCTCGTTTAGCTACTAACGTTACCGCGTTTACTAACGAAGATACAGCACTTCAAGCTAGAATAGATGCTAACGCTACTCTTTCCACTGCTATAGAAGCTCGTCGAGCTGCCAACGTTATTCTAAGCGACGCAGCAGATACAGCTTTACAAGCAAGACTGACTACTAACGTTACAGCGTTTACTAACGAAGATACAGCGCTTCAAGCTAGAATAGCGGCTAATACTCTTGTAGCAGCTGCTAATGATTTTGTAAGCTTCACTCGACTACAGGCTAATATTGATTTAGTGCAGGATAATGTTTCTACCGCAAGTGGTGGATCAGATGGTGTAGAAGCTAGGCGTGTAGCAAATATTGCGGGTGCAGTTTCAACAATTACAACAGGCAACCTTACAGCATCTCGCGCCTTAGCCTCTGACAGTTCAGGAAAAGTTGGCGTTGCGACTACTACACTAGCAGAGTTAAACCATGTAAGTGGAGTTTCTGGTGCGATCCAGACACAGCTTGATGCGGTTGAGGCAAGACGAGCCGCCAATAATATTACTACTACATTCACTGATGATGTTGTGATAACTGGAAATTTAACAATCAATGGTGACACTACTACAGTGTCTACAACTAACCTTGATGTGGAAGACCGTATAATCATGCTAGCTGATGGAGTATCAGGTTCTCCAAGTGCTGATGTAGGTTTGCTCTTTAATCGTGGTAATCAAGGTAATGCTGCTCTTTTCTATGATGAATCAGCGAAAACATTTAAGCTTAGTGACACTAAAGATCCAAAATCTAATACATCACTATCTCCTGTTACTGCTTCTAATCTAAGTGTAGGTATCGTAGACGCAGCTACCCTTAAATATGATGGATTATCTGTACACACTGCTATTGCAGACAATGCTACTGTTGCGGCAGCAGCTTCTACGGCAGTTGAAGCTCGTCGTGTTGCTAACATTGCAGGGGCAATATCTACTGTCCTCACTGGTGATTTAACCGGTGATCGCGTGATGATTACTAACGGCGACGGTAAAATAGCAGCTTCTAGCGCAGTCACACCTACCGAGCTTGGTATGATTGATGGAATTACTCTAGGCACTACCGCCGCTTCAAAAGCAGTTACCGCTGATGCTTCGGGAGACACTAGTTTCTCAAATGATTTAGCAGTAGTAGCAAACACAACTTTAGGGACAAACGCTTCAAATACAGTTACTATTGTAGGTATATTAGACTGTGGAGCCTTCAGTTAAGAATTATATTGACCACGTAGGTTAATTATGTTAGAAAGGTTATTATGAGTACAAAAGTTTCACCGTTTATGGGAGGTCTTGGTAAAGATCTAACAGATAAAATTATGATTGATACTAACGGTAATGTAGGCATCAATATAAGTAGTGCGGCAACCGTAGATAACGCCTTATTAAGCGTACAAGGTAATGTAATAATAGGAACTAACGCATCAAACGTATTTACAGTCACAGGCCAATTTGACTTAGGAGCACTTTAAGGAGCAATAAATGAGTACACAACTATTATTAAGACGAGGTACAACAGCAGAAAATAACTCGTTCACAGGTGGGGCTGGTGAGTTATCTGTAGATAACAACACTAAAAATGTTAGAGTTCATGATGGTTCAACAGCTGGGGGGTTTGAGATCATGCCTTCAGGATCAATTCTACCTTTTGGAGGAGCTGCTGCTCCTAACGCAGCTTGGTTGCTTTGTGACGGTTCAGATGTTAATCGTACAACTTACGCTCGACTATTCGCCGTAATCGGCACTGCCTATGGTACAGGTAATGGCTCTTCTACTTTTGGTCTTCCTGATCTTCGTGACCGTGTTCCTCTAGGTAAAGGCTCTAATAACTCTACACTAGGTACAGAGACTGGTTCCGCCGCTGCTTCTTCTGTTATCACTAATGCCACAGGTAATACTGGTACTGGTACTACTGGAACAGCTAACACAGGAACTGGCACAACTGGGACAGCTAACACAGGTACAGGTACTACAGGAACAGGAACTACTGCAGAAAAAACAAGTCTTGTAACGGTGGCTAATGATACGGCTACTGGGACTACTGGTGGTGGAACTACTGGAGCTAAAACAGGTCTTGTAACGGTGGCTAATGATACGGGTACTGGAACGACAGGTGCTGGCACAACTGGCTCAGACGGTGATGGAGACTTAACAGTACCTACAGCTACATTTGCTACTTCAGCTAAGGACTCTTCTACTAGCACAGCAGCGACTGGGGTAACTCAGGCTGCGCATACACACTCTGTCCCTGGACTATCAATCCCTGCTTTAACAATTCCTGCATTGGCTGTCGCTAATCACGACCACTCTGTCCCAGGCTTGTCAATACCTGCTCTGACAATTCCTGCATTGGCTGTCGCTGATCACGATCACTCTATGCCCGGTCTATCTATTCCTGCTCTTAGTGTACCAGGCTTGTCAGTTCCCGCTCTCAGCGTACCAGGCCTATCTATTCCAGCACTAAGCATTCCAGCTTTAACAACAACCTTGCCAAGTAGTGTTGTTAATTATATAATCAAAATATAACTGCTAATGGAGGGTTAATTGATTACTTACACAGTAAAATTCAAAAGGCAAGGATCTTGGACTTTTGAAACACTTAAAGGCGTAAAAGAAGACGGAATTAATGAGGGTGCTCAATCTCGATTTTTTATTTTACAAGATGATTCTAGGGTAGAGCTGCCTGTATCGTGTTATTTTGTTTTTAGTAAAGAGCGTTACGAATTAATTACACAAATAAGACATAAAGAAGCTTCGCAAGCCTCTGGGTCAGGAGTTCCAGGGGTACCTGCCTTACCAGGGACTAATTAATGGCTCCTGTTAAAATTGAAAATGCCTTAACCCCTGATACTTGTGATTTTCTTGCGAAGTTTATCAAAGATAATCCAAAAGCATTTATAAATGAAGCGCAAGTGATAGGGCAGTTTAAGAACAAAACACTTAGCTATAAAATTTTACATCGAAATATGCAAGAACCGTTTGGTAGTGTTGAACGTACTTTGAACTACGCTCGATTTTTAGGACAAACTTATGTATATAAAAATTTTGGTGAACTGGCTTTTCCCGATAATACGGAATTGACCTTCTGGAATCCTGGTGATAGTATGAGTGTACATTCTGATAACTCGTGGCAAGAAGATGCTCCTGATCATGTAAAAGATATGGAACATCCAACAAACTACAGAGACTATTCTGTAATATTTTATTTAAATGATGATTATGAAGGTGGTGAGATATATTTTCCTAATCATGATATAGAAATTAGTCCTAAAAAAGGAATGGCCGTTGTATTCCCTTCTAATGGTGATTACAATCATGGCGTAAAAGAAATAAAAAATAGCCAGCGATTCACCATTCCTGTGTGGTACTCTAAACAGTTGGTTTATGCGGAGTAGTAATGGAACATACAACCAGAGAATTAGATCGGGTGCAAACTGAGTTAGACAGACTTCATGAACGCTCTCAGTCTAATAAAGCTAACATCTCCGCACACGAAGCAGTGTGTGAAGAGCGTTATGCACAAATAATTTCTTCTCTTGCCTCCGTGTCTGAGGAAATGAAAATCATGCACAAAAAACTTAATGATGTGAATAATCTTGCAACTCAAGGTAAAACATCTCTAAGAACTCTTCTCTGGGTAGGCGCTTTTGTGGGTAGCGTAATAGCTACCCTTTCTGTATTAATTAGTATGTTCCCTAAGTAATGTCAGATTCTTTTTTCCGTCTAAATGTTGATAAACTATTAACTAAACTTCCCACCCCTGTTCAATTTAATGAATCCCAAAAGGCTATGATCGAAGGTCTAAACGAGAATAGATTTTTTGTCCATATTGCTGCTCGTAGAACAGGTAAGTCTTACGCAGCAGCTATTTTAGCTTTTGCGAAGCTACTAGAGCCTAGTCAGCAAGTAATGGTTGTAGCTCCTAATTTTTCACTTTCATCTATTATCTGGGATTATGTTACTGATCTTATAAAACAATTAGATATTGAAGTAGATAAATTTAACCAAAAAGATAAAGTTGTTAAGTTGATTAACGGTTCTGTTTTCAGACTTCTTTCTGCTAACAATCGAGACTCTCTTGTAGGGCGTGCTGCTAATTTACTTATAGTAGATGAAGCTGCCATTATACCTAATGATGAATATTTTACTAGAGATTTAAGACCCGCTCTTTCAACTTTTAAAGACTCCCGTTGTCTATGGATATCAACTCCTCGCGGAAAAGGTAATTACTTATACAATTATTTTTTACGAGGAAGCGATCAAGAGTATGATGATTGGGGCTCTTCAATCCACAGCTGGCGCTCTAACCCTTTACTCTCTGAGAAAGATATTGACGAAGCTAGAAAGTCTATAACACGTGCTTTATTCGCCCAAGAGTACGAATGTGAGTGGACTACTACAGAATCTCAAATTTATGAAGCATTAGACGAAGCAAAACATATTAATGATTATGTGGGAGAACGATTTGCTGAAGTTTTAGCAGGCCTTGATGTGGGTTATAGAGATGAAAATGTTTTTGTAGTCATTGGTTTTGATGGAGAAAATTATTTTCTAATTGATGAGTACGTATCGAAAGAATCTACTACTTCTGAATTAGCTGCTGCTATCCAAGAAAAAATAGATGAATGGAATATTGATTCAATATATATTGACTCAGCTGCGCAACAAGTAAAAGCTGACTTTGCTTATGACTATGATATATATTGTGAGAATGCAATTAAATCTGTTAATGATGGTATTAACTTTTTACAGGTATTAATTGAGTCAAATAGGCTATTCTTTGATACATTAGGTGCTTCTCATACATTTTCAGCCATGAGTTCTTATAAGTGGAATCCTAACACAGAAACACCTAAACCCGTACATGATTGGGCTTCTCACCCTTGTGACGCTGTAAGATATGCCATCTACACTCACTCTAAAATGAGTAATATTTCTATCTATGCTTAGTAACGTAAGATTAATAGTTCTTAATTATAAAAGATTTGATAATGTTTTTAGTATCATCAATGCTTATAGAAATATTATGCCCATTACGGTTATAAATAATAATACTGAAGATCATTTTCCTTATTTAGGGCAACCTATAGATGTAATTAATAATGATACGAATTGGTTATGTATGGAGCGCTGGCATAGGTGCTTTGAGTATGACGAAGAGTTTAAACTAGTAATTGATGATGATTTATTACCGCACCCTAATCTTGTGAAAAAAATGATAAATCTAAACTTACCTATAACAGGCGTGTATGGTAAGACAAAAGTAAGTTCATCTAACTCTTATCAACAACTTACTGATCACTGGTGCGAAGACAAAAATGTTGACTTTCTAGTAGGGTCTGTTATTTTAGTAAAGCAAGAAGCACTAGAGGCCATTCAAGACAGTATAGAAAAAATTGGATATCCTCAAAGAGGAGATGATATTATTATCTCCTACTTGATACGAAAAAAATATAATTTAGATTTTTTAAGATCAGTATCTGGAAAAGTGCTTAACTTACCTGAAGGGGGTGTAGGATTAAACAAAAATCCTAATCACTATTCTATGAGATGGAACATAATAGAAAAATTTAAAAATAACTCTTGGACAGATAATGAAAGTATAGTACAGTGAATAAATTAAAGCGTATTCCCATCAAATATATACGAGATTTTATCAAAAAAGATTATAAACTTCGTGAAGAATGTTACATATGCGGGAAGATTGATACTTTAGAATTGCATCATCTATTCAGTGTGAGCGAGCTTTTTAATAATTGGTGTGACAAAAATAAAATAACCGTAATTGAAGATGTAGAGACTATAAATACTTTAAGAGTTCAGTTTTCTTTAGATTGTGAGATTGATCTAAGTCACAAGAATTTATTTACTCTTTGTAGTGCTCACCATAAACAACTCCATAATATTTACGGACAAAGGTATTCTAATCATCTAACTCCTAAAATTAAAAACTGGTTAGATATTCAAAGGGTAAAAAATGGCAGATGAAAATAAACTAGGTCTTAGGGGGTGGATGGCAGAAAAACTTAATCCAGCACAACCCTCAATAGCTGCTCTTGAACCGTATGCATCCCCCGAAACTATTGTTGACTATGAGCAAGCTTATCGAGAGATTGAGGTTGTTCATCGTTCAGTTGAGATGGTTATTAATGGGTGTGTTGAAATCCCTCTTATTGTAGAGGGTAATTCTCCTGCGAAAAAAGTAAATAGAATGTTAAACCATAAACCAAATCCTTTTGAGGATAGGGTTCGTATGTTTAGGCGCGCTTTACTTGATTACATGCTTGATGGTAACGCATTTTTTTATTATGATGGGCAAGATTTATTTTTATTACCAGCTAACGATGTCGAAGTAGTCCCTGATGCTCAAACATTTGTATCTCACTATAATTATTTAGTTCATAATCAGCAAGCAAATGATTTTTACGGTTTCGGGGCAGGAAAACAAACTCGTAAGTCAGAAGCTATTCGCTTTGAACCTCATGAGATTATACATATTTATTCTGAGAATGAGAATTCCATTTTTCGAGGCGTATCAAAGTTAAAATCTATTTTAGGATTAATGGAAGTCTACTACTACATGATTAAATTTCAGCGCCAATTCTTCAAAAACAATGCGCTTCCTGGATTTGTTTTAACTACTGATAATATTTTATCTCAAAGAGTTAAGCAAAGGCTCTTAGAGGCATGGCGTTCTACCTATACTACTATCTTTGATGGGGCAAGAAATCCGGCTATTCTAGATGGAGGATTAAAAATTGATAAGTTCTCTACAGTAAACTTTGATCAATTAGATTTTGAAAACTCTATTGAACGTATTCAGCAAGACATGGCAAAAGCTATAGGAGTTCCTTATGTTCTCCTTAAATCAGGTAATAATGCTAATATTGACGCCAATCAGAAACTATTTTACCTACATACTATCTTACCTATTTTAAATCAATTCTGTTCAGCTTTTGAGCACTTCTTTACTGGTGGTGTTACTATACGACCCGATAGACTATCCGTTCCAGCTTTGCAACCAGATAACAGAACACAGGCAGTTTACTACTCAACTCTGGTAAACACTGGAATTATAACCCCAAATGAAGCTCGTGAAGGATTAAGATTTCCAAAATTGGAAGGAAATGATAGTATAAGAGTACCACAAAACATCACAGGTAGTGCAACTGATGCTACTCAAGGTGGAAGACCCCCTGAAGGGGAATCAGAAAACGAGGAAGTAACTGATGAATAAGACATTTTATCTAAATAGTGCTTTCGAAACAAAGAGCGTAAAAAAAGGAACTAAAGCTCTCAAGATTGCAGGTTATGCAAATACAACAGCAAAAGATCGTGCTGGAGATATTGTTACTGCTGAGGCCTGGGCAAAGGGCGTTGAGAACTTTAGAAAAAATCCTGTTATGTTATTCCAACATAAGCATGATTGTCCTATCGGTCGTATTGATAAAATTACAGTCGATAAAAAAGGTATCTTTGTTGAAGGTGCAGTTAGCGAAGCAGCAGAAAAGACTCATGGTGTACAAACCCTGATCCGAGACGGTGCTTTGAAGAGTTTTAGTGTAGGTTTTCGTGTCAAGGATGGGAAATATAATAGAGAAGATGATTCAATGATGATTACTGATGTTGAACTTCTTGAAATTTCTGTTGTATCCGTGCCTTGTAACCAAGATTCACTATTTTCAATTCGTAAATCATTTGATTCAGATGATGAATTTAATGAGTTTAAAAAGTCTCTTAAAGAGGCTGACGATCAAGAAATCAAGATGATGCGTAAAATTAAAGCTGGAATTACTGACGTGAGCGAAGGTCATTATCATACCGTAGAAATGGATGATGCTGGCAATGGTGTAACCACATACGCATCGCATATGGCTAACCACGCTCACAAGATTATTGGAGGTGTCGTATTAGAGGCCGAAGGCCATATACACGACATTACAATGATGGGAGTTCCAATTCATAATATGGAGGAGGGCGAGGTTGTAAACGAGCGTCCAATGTCTCCAACCGAGGAGGAAGCAATGAGTAACTCAAAATCTGAGGAAGCTGTTGAAGAGAAGACTGAAGAAGTCATCGAAGAAGTAGCTGAAATGGAGGTTGAAGTGAAAACTGAGACTGAAGAAGTCATTGAAAATAAAGATGATGATAACTCAGTCGAAGAGAAAACTGAAACTGATGATGTTGAAGTCAAAGCCGAAGCCGAGGAAGCTATTGAAGACGAAATGGAAAAGGATGATGAAGAGGAAGTGTTTGTAGCACGTGATCCTAATGAATCTATCCCGTTTGTTAACTTGCTTTCTACAGACGCAAGCAAACTTCAAAATGGAGATTTAGTAAATTTCCATAATAAAATGTATAAGGTTGCTACTATCGCAACTGAGCAAAGCCCAATCTTTAAGTTTTTACAGATTGACGCTGACGGAAATGACTGTGATAATGTTCTTAATGTGAACGCAGATGAACTTTCACAAGTCGAGAAAACTCAAACAAGTGAAGAAGAAGATTCTAACGAAAGTCTGACTGAAGAGCTTCACAACATTTCTACAAAGGAGAAAGACAACATGGCTGATCAAGTCGTAGATACAATTGATCTCGAAGCTGCTAAAAAAGAAGTAGCAATCGAGACACAAAAAGAAGCACCACGTGCTCAAGTGTCTGAGCCTCAAGTTGCAGAGCTGGTTAAAGCTACCGGTGAAGCTATCGTAAAAGAGTCAGACGCACAAGACCAACAAACTCTCGTGAAGGGCGAAGCAGAAATTGCTTACACACCTCGCGAATCTGAGCAAGTCGCAGAACTTAAAGCTCAGATGGAAAAATATAAAGAAGAGGTCGCATCTCTTCAACGCTCAAAGATGCAATTCCAAGAGCAGTCACGCAATGCAGTTCAGTTCTCTGAAAAAGAAATGGCTAACGCTGTTATTCTTTCAAAGTTGCTGAATCGTCGTGACCCATTTGACACAAAACTAGGTCAAAAAGTTAAAGCAGTCACATCTGTAGACCAGTTCTTGAGCAACTTCTCACAGAACATCTATACCGAGATGGAGCAGCAGCTTGTAGTTGCACCTATGTTCCAGCGTATGGCAGTGGATGCTAAGACTTTCCGCGTACCAGTAGCTGACGAAGATACTGACGGTGATGTTGCAATGTTTGCTTCTGGCACATTCGCAACTGGTATTGCAGAAGCAACTCGTGTTCCTGCGTCAAACCAGAACACCATCAGCGCAGTTGAGTTTACACCACATAAATTTATGGCATCAACTCACCTCGCAAAAGACGAAGAAGAAGATACAGTTCTTCCACTCCTCGACTTCTTGCGCGCTGCAGCAACTCGTCGTTTGGCACGTGCCATCGATAAGTCAATCCTACGTGGTACAGGCGCGTTGACAGGCTTTACAGCTTCTCCAACTAACGCTATTACCGCAGGTACAGGTTACGCATCTGTTATCGAAGGTATCACAAACCTCGCATCTGACGCATCACTTTCTGTTGCAACAGGTGGAGCAAACGATAAGGCTGATCCAACAGATATCGCAGGTGCTCGTACAGTGCTTGGTAAGTATGGCTTACAGCTTGGTAACGACCTCGTGTTTATTACCTCAATCGAAGGCTATAACAATCTTGTAACAACTTCTGATTTCCAGACTGTTGACAAGTTTGGTCCAAATGCAACTTACCTCACAGGTTCAGTTGGCGCCGTTTACGGTATTCCAATTGCTATCTCTGAGTTCATGGACAACGTTGGTGGAACAGGTCGTCATCTTGGCGCACTAGTCTACAAGCCAGGCTTCATGATTGCAGAACGTCGTGGTATTGAGATTGAGAGCGAGTATGAGCCACGCCAGCAGGTCACAGCAATGTACATGAGTACACGTTTTGACTTTAAAGCCCTCACAACTAACAGCGCTGCTGCACTTGACGCAACCAAGTATGCATACGCTTGTGTGATTGATGCTGGTTAATAGCTAATTAGTTATAAATCACTGAACTACACTGGGGGAGGCGGTCAACGCCTCCCTTAAGTTTTTAAGGAGAAAGAAATGGAAGAAATTAAAGGAATGTCAGACGCGGAAGCTCGCCGTTGGTTACAAAAGCACGGATATGGCGTTGGAGAAATTGATGGTATTATGGCAGGTGAAGACATGTGCGCTAACCCCGGACCACCACCTGCACCAGTCGTTGCAGCACCGGCACCGAAGTCTGTAAAAAAAGTTGAAGCAAAACCTGTTAAAGTAGCTGTTAAGACGGCTTCTAAATCAGGCATGTAAGGAAATAAAAAATGGTAGATCGTTTTGAAGAAGGACTAGGGAAATACCCTTATGTTAATTTAGCCCAAGTTAAAGATTATCTCAGTATTTCGTCTAGTACTCAAGATGCTAGATTATCTAATATCATCAGCTATGCTACAGGGGTAGTTGAACACTATATTGGTCATGCTATCTTAGCTAATGATTATGTAGAAGTTTTTGATGGTGGCAAAACATCTGTTATGTTGTCACGTATACCTCTTAATAATGTTTATCAAGTTACCGAGTTTAATGGAGTTGATCATGTAGTACTAGCAGACCCAACTACTATCGGCACACCTGTAACTACTAGCACAAACGATCTACCCCTTTCATTTAAAAATGACGCACATATTAATTCTAGAATTAAAAAGTTTGGTAAATCCTCATTGGAGCTTAATATCGATGACTTTATATCTTCCGCTACAGTACCTGAACAATTAAAATTTGAAGAGGGTGATTTTACCATTGAGATGTTTATTCGAGTTGATGAAGAGACTATACAAGATAACGTGATATTTTCAATTAACACAGACTCCTCAAATTATATGCAGTTACGATTATCAAATGCAAATTGTTTAGCATTTGAATCAAATATTTCTGGAGCTGCAAATGTTGTGACAGCTCCTAACGTTTTAATAGAATCACAACAATTTGCTAAACGCAGATGGGCGCATGTGGCTGTTTCCCGTAAGTTAGACGACGAAAAGTTACATTTATTCTACAATGGTAATGTAATTTCTGACGCTTCAAACGTTTACGCAGTATCAAATCATACTTTTACATCTAATGTTGAAATAGGTACGACATTCAAAGGATATATTGACGAACTTCGTGTATCTGATAAGGCAAGATACACAGCTAATTTTACGCCTCCTACAAATAGATTTAGACCAGATGATGATACTGTTATGTTGGTACACTTTGACGGTAAGAGCGGAGATACTGTAACTAAAGATGTTCATGCAGAAACTAATGAGTATAACTTTAGCCGTGACATGGGAGAAGTAACTCGTGACGTAGGTGCTGTAGGAGTAAGAGGTGTGTACCCAACTATTCGAAATTCTTATCCTGCTCTTACTTTATCAGGACCTCCCTCATTTCAACCATTTCCTTCCGGGGTCAAAATAGATTATCGCGCGGGATATGAGTCCAGCGATATCCCTCAAGATCTTCAAATGGCAACTCTTGATATGATTAAAATAGTTTATAAACAAGATCAAGAGAAAAAAGGATTTTCTTTTGAAGGTGAGAGAGGAGAGAACTATTCACTATCTAGTAATTTCCCACCACATATTCGTCGTATATTAGATTTATATAGAGTGATTCAATAATGGCTGTACCGAGTATATCTGGTTTTTTAACAAAGATTCAGACTCAATCAACACTCATTATTAATGGTCGTGTAGCACATGCGAGAAAAGGTATCCTACCTTTTAACCAGGCAACTAGAATTTACAGACAAGTACAAGGCCTTTCAGGATCAAATAAGATACCCGACGATATTAGATCAAAGTTAGCTAAGATAGGATCTAAACTTAGTACTAGTGCTTTGGAAGAGCCTCTTATAAAACTATTTGGCGCACGTAAGATTGAGAGTGGTGGTGGTGGTTTCCAAGCAGACTTTAAGATCCAAGATCAAATCACTGGGAAATTTAAAGAGACTGAGATTAAGAATATTAAAGCTGAAGCATTAGGGTTTGATGAAGGTGCCGGTTTTACAGGACTGACAAGAGATACAGTTAGTCCTATTAGTCTTGGAGGAGGTAAAGGCGTTACCATTCAATCAGGTCGTCAACAAGTAATAACAGGTTTTGATCAAGATATTGGAGAGTATAACAAAGAAGAAATAGATGTAAGCCCATTCTATAGAGCCTTGGATAGCGCCTACAAAAAAGGATCAAATCAAGCTGACATTGTAAAGGCTCTTGAATTAAACGATCCATCAGCACAAGCTTATAAGGCTTCTTTAACCAGTAAAGCAAGTGATATTGTAATACCCATTACAATCGGTAATAGAACAATCGTAAGATCAATTCAATTCACCTATGCAGATATGAAAAAATATGCTCTTGGAGGTAAAGGAAGCAGAGGAAAGGGAGGAAGCTTTAAACTAAAACCTGGCAAAAATGGTGCTTATTTTTTACAATTTTCCTTTTCTCAGTCTACTGTTGCAACTGCTCTAAACGACATGAGCAAAGGTATAGCACGAGAATTTAATGAGGGAGTTATAGGTCAAGAATTTGTGGACGCTCTTGCAGTAACAATAGCAGGAATTGATCCTAAAACACTTAGTGCTATGCGAAAACATCTAAAAGATGCGGGATTTACTATAGCCCTAGAGTATTTGAGCGGATCACTTAGGGTTGCGTCAGGAGTGTTACTTCGTTCACCGAAGAAAAGGCAAAAAAATACTCAACAAAGATATATATCTGAAGTACAACTATCTAAGATGATTCAAGAACGTCTGGCTCGTACAATGGAGCGTGCAGGTATTCCTAACCCCCCTGATCTAAAGTATAGATCTGGTCGTTTTGCTTCAACGGTAAGAGCAATTCCAAATTATAGAAAAAGTATTATTACATATTTTTTAAATCCGATATATACTTCACTTGAGAGTTACGGATACAATCCTGGTAGGCAGGTGGAAGTTGCTACTCGCGAGGTAGTACAGGCCTTATTTAAACAAAGATTCAATATTTTGAGAGGTAACTAATGTCATCCAGGCGAGGAAATATAGTAGATTTTTTAGTTACTAGCTTAAAGAATATTAATGGTAGTACGTCTACCTATAATAATGCTTATACGTACAATAATAATTTATTCGATAATGTTTATCGCAAACTAAAATTTTTAGATGAGGTAAATGACTTTCCAGCACTTTATTTATCTGCCGGAACCGAAAATAGAAACTTTAATTCTTTAAGTTTGACGGTAGCAACATTAGACGTTACTATAAGAGCATACGTATATGGAGAAGATAATTCTCAGAGCCTTGCAGATGACATGATACAAGATATAGAACATGTTATCTACTCGTTAGGCGATAATCCTGATAAAGGAATATTAGATATAACTATAGATAGTATTTCGACAGATGAAGGGTTAGCTGCTCCTTACGGAATAGCCGAGGTAGAATTAACCGTAGTCTATAGACTAGAAAATTAATAAGGAGAAAATAAGATGGCATCTCTTAACTTACAGAGAAATTCAGAAGTATTTCTGTCCACCAAAGATATTATTAATGGTGCGGCTGCAGTTGATTTGCGACCAACAAATACTTGGAAGCTAGAAGTTCTTGCTGGATTTGCAGTAACTTCCTCATCTGCGACTCAGGACATTACATCCCTTGAATCCGGGACTGACCCTGATCGCTCGCAACAAAGATTTAACACAGCTATTAACCCTGTTGACTGGAACTTTCAAACATACATTCGTCCAACAGGTGTTGAAACTGGCGCGGCCGGAAACGGAACTACTGCACTTACTAATCAGACAGGAAACGTTAAACCTGTAGCTGATTGGTTTATGTGGCAATCACTGGTATCTAATACTAAAGTAGTAGCTACAGACGCTGATGGGTTACACGAACGTTCCGTTTGGGTAACTGGTGGTAAACTTCCCACAACTACTGTAGCTAAAGGCACAGGTAGTTCTGCTACTAGATCAAACTTCTCAACTGCTGTTGAGAATCACTTATACTTTAAATTAGATAATGTTATATACCAAGTATCTAACGCTACTGTCAATGGCGCAACTGTTGATGCAGGTATTGAAGAAATTGCTACAACTACTTGGTCAGGTTTTGGTACAACAATGAAAGAAATCACTGGAAGTGCGCGTGACGTGGCTATAGCAGTGTTTGGAGGAATCCAAAACGGGGGTTCAACTATTGTTGCTAACTCAGGATTCCAAACAATGAGCGCTACAGGTACCGAAGCAGCACATTATCACCCATTTAACCAAATGAACGTTGCTGGTGTCAGTGGAACTAACTCATTCATCAAGAATCGTCTTAGTGCTATTGAATTTCACCATAAAGCTACAGCAGGCGGTTCAGACGAGAAGTTTGTATTCCCCGTCACATCGCTATCATTTGATTACAATAACAATATTACTTACTTGACACCTGAAGAACTATCAGCTCTAAACGAGCCGATTGGTCAGTTTACAGGAACTCGTTCAGTCACAGGTTCGGCTACTATGTATCTCCGTACCGGAGACCTTGAATCAGCTGGGTTCTTA